ACAGATTCGGCAAACAAGACCGTCGCAACTCTTATGAAGATAATCAGAGGATTCGTTGAGGATTCAGACAACGAATCTGAAGACCCGTTGCTGAAGATACTCAACGGCGGTGAGGTAAGTGAATAAGGCTTACGACTACTGCAAAAAGAACATCAGGAAGAAAACCACTCCGAAATATGTCAAGCTGCAAATGAAAGAGTGGTTAAAAATAGCAGAAGGAAAGCACAAAAAATATATCGTCTCAGAAGCAAAGGTGAAGCAGGTCGAGAACATCTTGAAACTACTCAATATGCCTAAGGGATTGAAAGCCGGAGAAAGCCTGTACAACTGTTCAACAGGTTATCAATGGTTTATATATATAGCAGTCTTTTGCACCGTCTACAGAGACGATACAAAGCGCAGGAAATACGAAACCTGTTTGCTGGAAATCTGCCGTAAAAACTTCAAGACATATACAGTCGGTACGATCTTCATAATAGCGTTTTTGACTGAGCCGCAGTTCTCGAAATTTTACTCCGTAGCTCCTGACGGCTCTCTCTCGAAAGAGATTCAAGAAGCAATATCCGAAACGCTCAGATCATCACCGGCAATATATGAATACAAAAATACGAAGCGATTCAAAATCCTGCGTGATTATATATCATTCAAGCCGCTATTATCGAAGTTCATTCCTTTGAGCTATTCAACATCGAGAATGGATTCACGTATGCCGAACGTATTCTGCGCAGACGAGGTCGGGGCTTTGCCTATCAACTACCCTGTTGAAGCAATGCGTTCCGGTCAGATCAATATGAAGAATCGTCTCGGATTCATCATCAGCACAAAATATCCGACCATAGACAACCCATTTGAGGACTATGTGTCGTACTCGAAAAAGGTACTCGACAAAATCGAGAAGGACGAAACTGTTTTTAGCCTTCTTTACGAACCAGATAACACAAAAGACTGGATAAGCGACGACCTCATAATGAAGCAAGCAAACCCAGCCGCACTTGAAATTCCCGAGATATGGGAAGAACTGAAAAAGAAAAGAGCATACGCAATAGCAGTTGACAAAGCTCGTGAGAACTTTGTCACAAAGCATTGCAACATCATTTATACCGGTATCGGTACAGAGACGTATATCGACGTTTCAGCAGTCCAGAAGTGCCGTACAAGTCATATCAATTGGCAAGGTCGAACAGTTTATGTCGGCTTTGACCTATCAGAGACAAACGACAACACTTCTGTTGCTATGGTAACAGCCGATGAAAATAATAACATTATAGCGGACGTATTCGCCTTCATTCCAGAAGGCAGAATGGACGAAAAGACAATTTCCGAGAAGCTCGATTATCGAAATATGGTCGAGACAACAGGAAAGTGCTTTGCTTGTGGTGATAAGGTTATCGACTATACATACGTTGAAGCGTTTATTTTATCGTTAGAGGAACGATACGGTGTCAAAGTGCAAGCTATAGGCTTTGACCGCTGGAACGCTCTCAGCACGGCGCAGAAGCTTGAAAAAGAAGGTCACAACCTTGTTGAGATTCGTCAACATTCAAGCACGCTGCACCCACCGACGAAGCTTCTGAAAGAAAAGATACTGAGTGGGGAATTCCAGTACGAAAAAAATCCGCTGCTCGAAATTAACTTTCAGAACGCACGCTGCACCTACGACACGAACAGAAATCTATACGTCACGAAGAAAAAATCAAACGGCAAAGTCGATATGGTCGTATCACTTATCAACGCTGTGTACTTACTACAGCAGGACGTGATGTTCGGCAGCGACTTTACGATTCAAGTTTTGTAAAGGAGTAATAAAATGGATAACAGAGCAATCGACATTGTTATGAACTACATCATAGCACATTTGGACAAGTCAGACGATACACCCGATTTTGAGGTTTATATCGTTTGGAAGTGTAAAGCACTTCAGAACTGGAAATACCTTCTTTCAAGCACACTTTTTGACGGTATGTATTACGAGCTTACATACAACGGTGACAAAAAAGAATGGTATCTCGACGCATACAAGAAGTTCGAGAACGTCGTTATCAAGGAGAAATAAAAATGGAAGAATGGAAAGACAGATTAAAAGCCGAGTACGCTCAGACAAAGGAACGCTACGAGAAGCTGAAAGCCTATAATAACAAGCAGGAAGTTGAAGCCTATTTACTCAAAGACGTTGCAGAAGAACCGGAAGATATGTACAGCAGGGTGCTGCTTAAAAAGCAGCAGAGTGCAATGGGTGAATATCTCCATATTCTTGAACTGCGTGCCGAGCTTCATCACATCGAATTATAAGGGAGTGATATTTTGGGACTTTTCAAACGAAGTAAAAAAAGAGATACCGGACCAACTGAACCTGAGATCAACGACGTACTTCTCAAAGCCCTATTAAACAACGAAGCGATCACCAGAGAAAAAGCAATGACTGTTCCTGCGGTAAGCGGCGCAGTGGACTTTATTTCCGGCTCGATTGCTTGTATGCCTGTAAGGCTATTCAAGTACGAGAACGGTGCTGTAGTCGAGCAGAAGGACGACAGGCGGTGCAAACTTCTCAATACCGATACCGGCGATACTCTCGACGGCTTTCAAATGAAAAAAGCCATAGTTGAAGACTATCTTATGGGAAAAGGCGGATATGCTTACATACAGCGGAGCAGGAACGACGTTACCGGTATTTTCTACGTTCAGGATATATACGTCGTAATAATGAAGATGTATTATCCGATATTCAAGCAATTTTCAATCGAGGTCGAAGGCGCAAGATACGAGCCATACGAATTTTTGAAGATACTCAGAAATACAAAGGACGGAGCGTCCGGCGTAGGCATTACCGTAGAAGTCTCGAAAGCTCTTGAAACTGCATACCAGACGTTGCTGTATCAGCTCGGATTGGTAAAAAAGGGCGGCAACAAAAGGGGATTTTTGAAGTCGCAAAGGAAGCTCGGACAGGAAGAAATCGACATACTGAAAGCAGCTTGGGCGAATCTTTACAGTAACAACGAAGAAGCCGTCGTTGTTCTCAATAATGGGCTGGAATTTCAGGAAGCAAGCAACACAAGCGTTGAAATGCAGCTAAATGAAAGCAAAAAGGCATTTATCGACGAAATAAACGCTATTTTTCACCTATATCCGGACGACTTTGACCGAACATTCAAGGAAGCAATTTACCCGATTGTAAAGGCATTTGAAACGGCTTTGAACCGTGATTTGCTGCTTGAAAAGGAAAAAGACGACTATTTCTTCTCGTTTGATGTAAAAGAGATCATCAAAGCAAGCATAAAAGAGCGTTATGAAGCGTACAAAACAGCCAAAGAAACCGGCTTTTTGACTATAAACGAAATCAGGAAGGAAGAAAACCTGAACTATGTTGAAGGTTTAGACGTTGTAAACGTCGGCTTGGGAGCTGTTTTATATGACATAAATACGCACACTTACTACACGCCAAACATTAACCAGCAGACCGACTTGAACAAGGCAACGTCAATGCTGGAAGCTCACGTTATGGAGCAGGAATTTGTCGCAGACGGTAATTCGTCGGACGCATAAAGGGGGTGAACGAATGGAAATCAGAATCAAAGAGGACAGCGTTGAAATCGAAGGATATGTGAACGCAGTCGAAAGGCTCTCGAAGCCGCTTCCTTCCCGAACAGGAGAGTTCGTCGAACGTATCTGCAAGGGAGCGTTTCAAAGAGCTTTACAGCGCAACGATAACGTGAGACTTTTGTACAATCATAACTGGTCGAGAGACTTGGGCGGCACAAAGGACGGAAACGTTGAGCTGTCAGAGGACAACATCGGACTGAGGATTCGAGCAACGGTCAAGGACGCAGAGACGGTGCAGGAAGCAAGGCGAGGAAATCTTGTCGGCTTCTCCTTCGGCTTTGAGGACAGAGACGTTGACGAACACTCAGAAAACGGAATGAGAACAAGAGACGTAAAGGATATGGACCTTTACGAAATATCTATTCTCGACCGGAAGAAAACACCTGCGTATGACGGCACTCTCATTAACGTGAGAGACGCAGAAGGTCAGCAGGAAAAACGAATTTATTTCAGCGAGATATTCGCAGACGAAATAAAGATCACAGGCAACACTGAAAGGCGTGAACAGCCGGAAGAAAAAGCTCCGGACTATTCAGCAGCCGAAAAAATCATTTCCGAAATGAAGGGAGAAAATTAACTATGAGAAAAGATTTAGTGGAGAAGGTCAACGACCTTATGAAGAAGGCTGACGAAATGCTCAATAAGGCAAAGCTCGAAAAGAGAGAGCTGACACCTGACGAAATGCAGGAGCTGGCTGAGATCAGAGACGACGTTATGCGTATCAAGAAGGCACTCGGACTTGAAAAGGAGTTCGACGATATGAGAGAGCTTGAAGCAAAGGACGACGCAACACCTACAGAGGGTGAGAGAGCTTGCGGCACTGACGACAAGAAAAGAGCAGTTGAGGAAGCAGAGAAGGCAGCAGCAGAGGAAAGAGCTTTTGAAGCCTATATCCGTGGCAAGGCTATGAACAGCCGTGACACTGACGTAAATCTCACACCTGCGAACAACGGTGCTGTAATTCCTACAACTATCGCAAATAAGATCATCAAGAAGGTGTACAACATCTGCCCGATTCTGGAGAAGTCCAGCAAGTACAACATCAAGGGAAATCTCGATATACCGTTTTATCCGGCTTCTGACGAAAGTCTCATAACCGTAGCATATCACGACGAGTTCGAGGAGCTTGTCAGCACAAACGGAAACTTCGACAAGATCAGTCTCGGCGGCTTCCTTGCTGGCGTGCTTTCAAAGGTCAGCCGTTCCCTTATCAATAACGCTGCATTTGATATTGTGGGCTTCGTAGTAGACGAAATGGCTTACGCTATCAAGCGTTTCATCGAGAAGGAACTTCTGCTTGGTACAGACGGCAAGGTTGAAGGACTTTCCGGACTTACAAACGCAATCACAACAGCAGCCGCAGACAAGATCACAGCCGACGAGGTCATTGACCTTCACGACGCTATCAAGGACGAATACCAGAACGGTGCTATCTGGATAATGTCACCTGCAACCAGAACGGCACTGAGAAAGCTCAAAGGCTCGACTGGTTATTACCTTCTGAACGACGACGTATCAACTCCGTTCGGTACTTCAATTCTCGGCAAGCCTGTATATGTATCAGACAATATGCCTGACTACACAGAGGACGGCGAGGTCGCTATTTACTACGGTGATATGAGCGGACTTGCAACAAAGTTCTCCGAGGAAATCAACATCGAAGTGCTTCGTGAGAAGTTTGCGACACAGCACGTAATCGGCATAGTGGGCTGGTTCGAGTTCGACGCAAAGGTAGAGAACGAGCAGAAGATCGCAAAGCTTGTAATGCACGCATAATAAATCAGGGAATATGTGACCGACATTATTGTCGGTCGCAATCCCATAAAGGAGTGAAAATATGAGTACCTACAACACAAAAAATTATACTGAGCAGGGCGGCGACGTTACTCATATCGGCGGCAAGCTTATTATTGAGGACGGCGCAGTCGTAGAAGGACTTGACGCAGCCAGCTTTGAACAGGCAGCAGCAGTCGCAGACGCAACAGACGACGCTGTAACTACAGTCAATGCCCTTCTTGCTTCACTCAGGGCTGCCGGTATTCTTGCCGCTGAGTAAAGCAAGCCAAAATACAATGAAAGGAAGTGCGAATCGTGAAAGTAAGTGATATGACAGTCAATGACATAGTTGAATATTGCAGAATTGCAGAACCTTCAACAGCCGACAATGCTTTTCTCGAACAGGCTATAGAAGCCGCAAAAGCCTATATACGCAGTTATACAGGGCTGAACAATGACCGCATAGACGAGCACGAAGATTTTGTAATCGTAGTATATGTTCTCGTTCAGGATATGTACGACAATAGATCACTATACACGGAAGGCAAAAGCCTGAATAATACAGTCGAGACAATTCTCGGTATGCACTCGGTGAATCTGCTATGATTAACGCCGGAAAGTACAACAGAAAAATTGAGATATACAGTGAGACTGTAATCACAGACGAACAAGGCTTTCAGACAACGTCAGAATCGCTTGTATTAACGACTTACGCAGCAGTAAAGACAACTAAAGGCTTTACGCTCATAGCCGCTAACAGCGATTTTGAGAAGGCGTACACGAACTTCACGATTCGCTATCCTGTCACTGAGATCAACAGGGATATGAAAATTCGATTCAACGGTAAAACCTATACGATTGAATATCTCAATAACATCAACGAAGCGAACGTCGAGCTTGAAATACAAGCAAAGGAAGTGACGCACTAATGGCAAAGGCAAAGTTTGAGATACCGAAAGAACTTCTGGACCAAGTGAAAAAGCTCAATCAAGATACACCAGCAATGATGAAAGCTATGGTTGAAGCCGGAGCTGAGACAGTTCTTGAACGTATGAAAGCAAACGCACCAGCAGGAATGAAAAGCAGCCCTGTAATGGATTGCTTATGCACGACAAGAGTATACGAGACACCTTCTGACGACGCAATCAATATGAAGGTCGGTTTTGCTGGATATTTCATCAACGAGGACGGAAAAAGGACACCTGCTCCGCTCGTAGCCAATGTATTTGAATACGGCAGAAGCAACGAACAATTTCCGAAGCAGCCATTTATGCGAAGATCATTCAGCAAGTCGGCTATAAATAAAGCAATGGAAGAAGCGCAAAAACGCTTCTTGCCGGAGGATTGATGTTATGAACGAGATCATTCAAGCAGCTTTCAACGGATTCAAAGTTGATAACGTTGAAATCCCTGTCAAATACCTGCATTATATGGGGCACGGTGAGCCCTATGTAACATATACGCCAACAGGCAATGGCAACGTATTTTCTGCCGACGATCAGATTCAGAATTATATCACGTATTATGATTTTGATATTTATTCAAAGGGGAATTATTACGCCATAGCCGAAGCAATCAAAGCAATAATGCAAGCGAACGACTTTTCGTATGTTCCTTCTCAGGATTCACCAGAAATGTATGAACCTGATACCGGATATTACCATAAGACGTTATGCTTTGCAATTGAAAGGAGTTAAAAATATGGCAAAAATCGGCTTAAACAACCTGAAATGGGGTGTTCTCTCAGAGGTTGGCGATACCGTAACTTACGGTGCTATGCAGTCACTCGGAAAGGCAGTATCGGCAAACGTCAGCATTACAAACAATAGTGCTGTACTTTACGCTGACGACGCTATTGCAGAGAGCGACAACACCTTCTCGACCGGTACAATCACTCTGACAGTAGACGACGACGGCGATACAGTATTCGCACCGCTTCTTGGTCACGAGATTGATTCAGATACCGGCGAAATGATAAGAAACAAGAACGACGCTCCGCCTTATGTCGGCGTTGGTCGTATCATCAACAAAATGAAGAACGGCGCAAGGCTTTACAAGGTTGAATTTCTCTCAAAGGTAAAGTTCGCTGAACCTTCTCAGGAAAGCAATACGCACGGAGAGACAACCGAGTTCGGCACTCAGCAGATTGAAGGAACTATCGCAACTCTCGAAAGTGGAGAGTGGAGCAAGACGAAAACTTTCACTTCTCACGCTGACGCTCTCGCTTATCTTTCAAGCTGCTTCGGTCAGACAATCACAGCAGACACGTTTACAAGCGCAGGAAGCACCACAGAAACGCTGACACACGCTCCTGCAACAGTATTTACTGTAACAATCAACGGCACGCCTACAACGGCGTACAGCGTATCAGGAACGACACTGACATTCGACGTAGCACCTTCAAGCGGTGCAGTCATTTACGTATCATACGCATATAACGCATAATTCATAATGGGCTGGGGAAATCTCAGCCCATTTATAAAAAATCAAAGGAGAATTATTATGAAAGATTTTTATACCGAGGTAGAACTCAACGGCAAGAAACATCTTTTATGCTTCGATCTTAACGTAATGGAAGCAATACAGGCAGAATACGGCACGGTTGACAAGTGGTCGGAACTCACAGCAGGAAAAAAGGGTGAAGCTGACGCAAAGGCTATAATTTTCGGATTCAGGGAAATGCTGAATGAAGGTATCGAGATCAGCAACGAACAGACCGGAGCAGACGAAAAGCCCTTTACGCATAAGCAGGTCGGAAGACTTCTGACGCAGCTCGGACTTGATACGGTAAGTTCAAAGCTTAATGAAGCCATAGCCATTGCCAACAAAGACGAATCAAAAAACGAATAATCCACTCAGACGATGAACTTGACCCATATATCGAATTTGAGTGGTATTATATTATCGGCTTGAAAATGGGATTCACTCAGAAGGAAATCGGACGTATGACTGTCCGTAAATTCTCTCGATTTTATAAAGCATACAAGCAGAATTTTGATATTGAATTATGCTTGTTACTCAGCAGAAAAACATACGGAAAACTTGAAGAAGAATCAGTTGACGATGAAGACTGGATAAAGTAAGGAAGGAGGGCGAATATGGCTTTTGGTGGTACAATCAAGCTGCAAGGTGAGACTGAGTACAGAGCAGCATTGAAGCAGATTCAGAACAGCTTGACAGTTGTCGGCTCGGAAATGGCGAAAGTTTCATCGCAGTTCGCAAGGGGCGAGAAGTCTGTTGAATCACTCACAGCAGTGAATGAAGTCCTGAATAAAAAGCTCCAAGAGCAGCAGAAGGCATTTGCAGCGGCGAAAAATATGCTTTCCGAAGCTCAGTCAAAGTATGAAGAAAGCTCTCGTTCGGTCCAGACTTGGGAACAGAAGCTTGAAGAAGCCAAAGCAGCACTTGAAGCAGCAAAAAACAGCACGTCTGCAAGCGCAGAAGAAATTGAAAAGCTCGAGAACAACGTCAAGGAATGTGAACAAGGTTTATCAAGTGCGAACGCTGAAAACGAAAGATACGCAACGACGGTCCAGCGTTGGCAAACTGAGGTCAACAGAGCCGAAGCAGCAGTCAACAGGACAACGAGAGAGATCAACGACAACGAACAAGCTATCGAAGAAGCTGAAAAAAGCTTAAACGATGAAACAGGCGCACTTGAAGACAATTCAGAAAGCCTGAGAGAGAACGGCAGAGAAGCAGAAACGGCAGGAGAGAAGCAGAGCGGTTTTGCTGAGAAAATAGGCAAGGTCGCAAAGGCTCTCGGCACTGCAATGGTCGCAGGTGCAGCAGCAGCAGGGGCGGCTGTTGTCTCTCTCACAAAGCAATGCGTTGAAAACTACGCAGAATACGAGCAGCTTGTCGGCGGCGTTGAAACTCTTTTCGGCACTCAGGGAATGAGCGTAGAAGAATACGCAAAGTCCGTAGGAAAGTCAGTCGAGGAAGTCAAAGGCGAATACAGCTCACTTGAAGCAGCTCAAAAGACTGTACTTGACAATGCAAATAACGCATTTAAGACAGCAGGAATGTCCGCAAATGAGTATATCAACAACGTGACAGGCTTTTCGGCTTCGCTTATATCCTCGCTCGGTGGAGATACCGAAAAGGCAGCAGAATACGCAAACAGAGCTATTATTGATATGTCAGATAACGCAAATAAAATGGGTACTGACATAGAATCAATACAAAATGCGTATCAAGGCTTTGCAAAATCCAACTACGGAATGTTAGATAACCTGAAATTGGGATATGGCGGCACTAAGGAAGAAATGGAACGTCTTATTGCAGACGCTTCAAAACTCACAGACGTGCAGAAGGAACTTGGCGTTACGGTTGACGCAAACGATATGAGCTTCGGAAACGTAGTCAACGCTATCTCGGTTATGCAGAAGGAAATGGGAATAGCCGGAACTACATCGAGAGAAGCAGCGTCTACGATACAAGGTTCATTCGGTATGATGAAAAGTGCTTGGCAGAACTTCACAACAGGAATGGCTGACGAGAACTCAGACTTCGACGCACTCATTCAGAACCTTGTGGAATCGGTAACAGCATTTGCCGACAATCTTATTCCCAGAATAGTTGCAACAGCTCCACGTCTCGTAGAAGGCGTTTCACAAGTCGTAAAAACGCTGGCTTCTCAGATACCAGATATTTTATCGGGGCTTGTTCCTGCACTTCTCAGCGGCATACAAAACCTGATAACTACAATCACGACTGTA